TTTTCTTTCAAGCCATATCTGCACTGGTAATAATGAATTATTTTTCTAGCTCTTTTTCTTTCTTTTTTTGCTCAAAATCATAGGTTGCTTTTTGGGCAAGAACATTTATGGAGCAACATCCCTTCCAGTATAAAGCACATGTATCCATACACGGAACTGTTTTGCTTTTCAAATCTGATGGGTCTGCATTCATAAACGGGCAAAACTTTGTAACCATATGTTTTTAATTCCTTTCTTATATACTCGGCGCGGCAACGCCTGTATATACAGTATAGGACAGGGGGAGAAAAAAGACAAGCAAGGAGGACTCATAAAATGAACGATTTAACAAGAACAACCATTACATCAATGGAAGCTGCGGAGTGGTGCGGTAAGAAACACAATGAATTACTGAAAGATATTCGGCGCTATATAAGCCAATTAGGAGAGGGGAAAATTCCCCACACCGATTTCTTCCAGGAATCCACCTACATAACGGAGCAGAACAAAACCCTTCCCTGCTTCCTGGTCACGAAGAAAGGCTGTGAGTTTATAGCCCACAAGATGACCGGACAGAAGGGAACAGAATTCACATCGCGGTACATTAACCGATTCCATGATATGGAAAATCAATCGAAACAGATTTCAATGACAGAGCATCCGGGAGAAGTAGCAAACCTAATCAAAATCCTCTCTAACAGGATGGACAAGCAGGGGAGTGCCCCTTACAAGTCCGTTGAAATGGCATGGATGGTTTGTGAGCAGTACGGTATCAAGCTTCCTGCGGATATTGTGAGGGTTCCAGAATATGAGCAACTGAATCTTGATAATTTTATAAACAATAAAAGGAGTATGAATGCATGAACGGACCAAAGTTTAGGTTAGTCAGTGATGGAAAACAGTCTTATTTTGAAGTATGTGGAAAGTCTATGGGCAAAGGCGTTTCGTCTGTTTCATATATTCACAAAGCGGGAAAAAATCCAGAAGTTAGTATTTCTTTTGATTTGCATGATTTTGATTTTATGGAAGATGGAAAAGTTGATATGGTAACATGTGATTTGTCAGTCAGATAGCTGTTCAGTAAGAATGACACTTTTGAACAAAATCAGTTACCACCTTGGTTAGGATAAAAATTAGCATTTAAAATGCCCCGGCGGTGCTACGAACACCAACCGGAGCCGTAACCACATTAACCAGACTAATGCGGATACAGGAATATTTTACCATTTCCTCCTGTATTACGCAAGCACAG